AAGTACACATTGATCATGTGCGTGGCGGTAAACTCTTGAACCGTGGTGCCGTCCCCACCTGCGTAGATGTCTCGGAACTCTTTGTCCGGCCCCGCAAACTGCCACGTCCACGTCCCGCTCCCTCCGCCCTAGTGGGCCGACAGCGTGGTCCAGCCCCGGCAGATGAATTCGTCTGTGTTGCCGACAGCGCTGACCGTACCGTACCCCGTGAAGGTGCTCATTCGTCTAACCCCTTAAACGTCGTCGGCGTTCTTGTTGCGGCCGAAGTTTCCGGCGACTACATTGAGGATGCGGAGGACAGCGTTTGCGTAGGGAGCTACGCGGCCCCAAACCTCATCGTCCACCTTGGTTGGGGTGGCGGCGGTGATCACGCTTGCGGCAGTAACCAGCGGCGGAAACACAGCAATAAAAACCGACAGCCAAACAAGTACAGTTTCCATTATCCAATCCTTACAATGTTGTAGGTGACGGGGATCGTCGTGTTCCCCAGCGTGTTGGTAATCACAATGTCGAACAGGTTGTCGCGGGAGCCATCAAACGTAAAAGCAGACGCGTTGTCTTTAGGCTGGATGGAGCAAGTCGCGTTCCCAGCAAAAGAATTGTTTGCCAGCACAGTGACGCCCGACACCATGTTTGTTCGGGAGTGCACAATGGCTGTGGTGTTGATTTCAATGTTAGCCGCCCCGTCCGCAAGTACAGACACAATGTAAGTACCGTCCGGCACGCTTACCGTCTGTGTGGTGGAGCCAGTTGCGGCGGCGGTAAACGAACCCGACGAGGTTCTGAAGCGGGGCGCCGTTAGCGTCTGCTCAAAGCTGACGGCCCCGTCCGACGCCATTTTCATGTCGGAGCTAGCCCCGCCGTCCTGCTCGCCGGGATGTAAATAAAGGGCCGTGCTGTCGGAGATGTCAGAGTCGCCTCGCTCTAGAGTAAACGCCCCGGACCCGCTCGTTTCAAAGACTAGGGCATTTCGGCGGTTAACTGTAGAGTCAATCCTAATAAAACAATTGCCGTCTGCCTCAATGCCGGAAACAGTAAAGCTCTCGGCGTCCGGCGCGGTGCCGACGTACATTTTGTCGTCAGCGTCGGGGGCGTCCGTAGACCGGCACACCGCAAATTGCCCACTGCCCGTAAGGCGAGCGCGTTGGCTGCCGCCTGCGTCGAACGCCATCTCGTCTGTAGAGTGCTGGTAAATAATACGGCCCGCAATGCTGCCGGTGGCGTCGTCAATAAACGCATACGCCCCCGTTCCGGTGTCGCTAGACAGAACAACCACACCGCCGTCTGACCCAAGGCTTCCGACAATTAGATCATCGAGAGCAGTGGCGGTGATGGTCGAAGGGGTTTCCGTGTTGCCGATGGAGACGTGGCCTGAGACAGACGCGGACCCCGTAAATGGAAGTACAGCGGAAGACGAGACAATACCGGAGAGTGTAGCCGTACCGCTTGCGCTCAGATCAGCTACATCTATCGTCTCAAATGTCGCGGTGCCGGTGAAGGTGGGGGTGGCTTTGGGAGCGGAGGCGGCGAAGGCGTTTTCAATTGCTGAAAACTCTGTGCTAAACTCCGAGCCGCGTACCACCTTGTTGGGGTCGCTGGCAGAAAGGGAGTCCTTTGCGCCGAAGTTCGTAGTAGGGGTGTAGCTGTTGGACATGAGAAGTTCCCTAGGCCGTGAACGTCAGCAGAATTAGAAGCCGGGTACAACGCCCCCGGCGTGGCGCTAAGCAGTCCGTAGAAACGGCGCGGGCTTAGATTTTGGAGAACAGGCGAACGCCCGACTCAGGACGGTAGGTGTCCAGACCGTAGAGGCAGTCTGCCGTCATGAGGTCGGACAGGTACTCCTGCTTGTACTGCGTCTGCACGCGGACACCCATCTGCTCAACGAACACGAGAGCGTCGCGCTGGAACAGGAGGGCAGCTTTCTCGTCCGTGTTCACGGTCGGGATGTTCGACGTAACGTAAACGTCAACGCCGTACAGGGTGCCGATGGCGCCCGTCTCGACCGGCTTGCCGGACACGAAGTCGGCGGAGATGTAGTTCGACACACCCAGCAGCTCGCGCTTGAGCGACGGGGGAATGACGAACACACGGCCGTCCATCGGGACGTCAGCGTCGTCCAGAAGCTGGATTGCCTGACGGAAGCCGTCGTCCGAGAACGTAGCGTCTGCCGTACCGTTCGCAGCAGCGAGGCCAGCGGAAGCGTCGAACTGACGGGACACCGTGAAGTTGGCCGCCTCTGCGTGGAGAGCCGAGTCAACCTGCTTGGCGAGAGCGTAGCCAGCGTCTGCCGTGTAGAACTGACGCAGCGAGTCGAGGGCCTGAACGTCAACAATGTCTTCGATCAGACGGCTGTACTCGTAGTGCTGGTCGATGCTGATGACCAACTCGCCTTCGGTGTTAGCGATCAGCGTGACTTCCGTCTCGGCTGCCTTCTGAGACGCCGAACCGCGGACGGGCTTCGGGATGTGAACCGTGTCGCCCTTCTTGCCGCTCATCGGCATCGAGCGTACGAGGTTCTTGATGACAAGAGACTTCTCGTACTCCGCGATGATTTCGTCGGACCAAACCTCCGGGATGAAGGTGGCGGCGGTGGTCAGGGTGGTGTGGTTGGTTCCAAGTGCCATGATGGTAAAACTCCGTTAGGGATTATTTAACTCTCCCCTCCGCGTATGCCTGCTTAATCTCTGGGAGCAGGGCTTGGTAACGCTTCGGGTCGCGTTTCATGAGGTCAATGATGTCACGCCTACGGTAAACTTTTCGGACCTTGGCGGCCTCCGGGTTTGCGCGGGCGGTGCCGGTGGAAGCATTGCGTACTTCCGTCTTGCGTGCTGTCTCTTCGACGGCAGCGGTTTGCTGCACGACAGAACGGCGCTCCTTGAACGTGGAGAGCAGCTCGTCTGCGGCGTCCGCGTCGTACTTCTCGTCCGCACGGGTAAACAACTCCCGGCGTACGGGGCTTGCACTCACCCACTCATTGAACGATGGGTCGCGTAGGACTTCGCTCATGTCGGGGTGTGACTGCTGAAGCCGAGCCAGCGAGGCATTCTTGGCCATCTCCGCAGCAACCTCACGGGCCTGCTGCATGGTGGGGTGGCTTTCGATTGCCCGTCGTACCGCTTCCTTGGGATCGGCGAAGAAGTCAGCTTCTTCCACCTCCGGTACCTGTGGTTCCTGTGAGCGTGCATCCACTGAGTCGCGCACCATCTTGTCGAACGCCTGACGCAGATCGCCCACTTCTTGGCTCTGCTGCCCCAAACGTTTTTCCAACTCGACGTGCATCTTAGCGATGTCCGCTGCACTTTTGCCCCGATACTTCTCCGGGAGGTCGTCGGCTTCGGCTGCGGCTGTCGTCGGCTCTTCAGAGGCCGTACTGGCCTCGGCCTGAATGTCGTCGATGCTGCCCAGCTCTTCGCCTTCGGTTGTCTCCACTTCGTTGTTCGGGTCAAGTAGACTTGCCATCATTGTGCTCCGGCCCTAACGGGTTATCAGATTTGATGTTAATAGACGGGTCCACGGGAGTGTGGGTTATCCGCCCTTCTTCGCGCCCTGCTCGTGCTGCCTTGTCCACTTCATGGCCGCGCCGGGGAAGTCCCCAGACACGCCTTCAAGGCTGCACCGCACAGGGCTAATGATCTTGCGCGCCGGACCGCCACACGCCGAGCAATTGAACTCAGCATCGTGTCGGCCCAGAACTTCGTCAACGTTGCCGCACTCAGTGCAGCGCACGTCCATAATCACCCGCATCTTCGTCCTCCATGGTCTCAGCAGCTTTGATTGCGTCCTCGAATCCGATCACCCAATCGAGGGCTTCGAGCCGCCCCTTGGATTTCCAGAACTCGTTGGCGTCGTGCGCGTAGCGAATGTCGCACTGCTCCGCCAAGGCTTCAATCAACCCCAGAAACTCCTTCCAGCCTTCGGACATGAAGAGTTCCCGGTACGAGTCGAACAGCGCCTGATCTTCCGGACTCACTTGGCGCGCGTCCGCGTAGCGGGCTTGGACGCAGCTTCGACCGCCGCCTCCAGCTTTTCGACACGCTCTTTGAGCTGCGCACTTTGAGTCATCAGGGTTTGCAGGTACTGAGTAGTGTTCGCCACCAACTCGTCAAACTTCACTTGCGAGACCAAGCTCATGGTTATCTCCTTGAGGCCATGAAGTTAATTGAGTATATAATGGTATATTATACACCACGTTTAGTCGTTTGTCAACCCCTACGGCTCTTCTTTCCACTACATTTCCATCGTTTGCGGCTCAGGCGTAGCGGGCTGTTGGGGTCGCGGGCGGCTTTGGAATGGGACCGCATCTGGCCGGCGGAGCGGGCGCAGTAGGCGTCACCTTTGGACGTACCGGGGCGGACGCGAGGGCCTCCGCCACGGGCGCGCCCAGCCTGTCCGTAGCTCACCTTGCGGCCGCTGGCAGTGCGGTGCACCTTGGCTTTGCCCTTAGCGGGACCGCTTCGTCGTGCGGGCATTGGTCTTC